CTTTGAGGGCATGGGGGAACGGGTCACGGGCTTATAGCCCAGCTCCTTTATTGCCGCATCGTCATTGGTGGAGAGGTGCGCCCCTGCGGGGTGCGTCACACCGTTGATTATAAGCGGCGACTTCAACTCAACCGGCAGGCGTAAATATTCGGGATACCCGCCCGCCAGCTTGGCATAGTTTGTGTTTAGCATTGTATTCTCCTTAAACCGTCGTTAATGATATTTGCCCACCATAATCAAGAGTAGTAGATACTTGTTTGCTCAAACTTTCTCATCATCATTCTGCGGCGCAAAGCCCATTCTTTAGATATAACACCACCAGTAAGTATCTCTATTTTGCTATCAGGGTATGGTTCTGTCGGTGGTGTAAATGATTCCGTCCATCGGGCTATATCCGATACCCTAAACTCATCTATATAGCCAATATACGGATAACCTGTTGTCATTAAGTCGCTCGCCCAGTTGCCTATACCCCATGGCCTATCCGCTGAATAACCAACCCTATTAGTGCCAATATTATATGTGTGTTCCAACAAGCCATTTTTGAAAAACATCAGGCTACTGCCGGAACGCACAACTGCTCTGTGCGTCCACGTATTAACTATGTTATTTCCAATTGCGTTACCTGCAAGTACATTCCAATCGCTTGTATTTGCACCACCTGTTTTATTGGAAAGATACACTTGTAAGATGCTGGAGGTATGCAGATGAGTTAGCAAGCCACCCGCCTGTGTAGCATATGCTGTGCAATAAACATTAGTAAAGCGTGTACCAGCATTGGCATTTGTTGGATATTCCCACCAATCTATTGTAAAATCATCGGTGTCAAAATCATATCCGGGTATTGTCAGATATGCCGAACCATCAAAATAAAAACTACTATCGCCAAATTTGCTTTGTGCCGTGGAAACCGCAACGCCGGTATTAGTTATAACACGTTTGTCTGTGCTGCCATCAATAAAGCTATTGCCGTGTAGCAGTAGTTTTGTATGCAAATCACCGGTAACAACTATCATGCACTTACAACCTCCTGCACTGCCCACACACCATCAAACACATCAAATTCATACGCTTTAGATGCTTCAATGGTAGGGGCCGAGCCCATAAATGTGCCACTAAATGACACTGATACGCTGCTTCCCGTAGAAAACATGCCGTGCGCCCAGCCGGAGGCGGGCGGGGTAAACACGTATGTACCCACAGGAGAGGATACGTTATATATGGTATTTGCCGCCAGCGCCGCGCCGCTGGCGGGGAGGGAGGAAGCCATACCAGGCGGGGTCAGGTAGTCCGTGTTGCCTACGGCCTGTGTCACTTTGCCGCCCGCGCCTTTGAGTAGGCCGTTAATGTTGGTCGCGGTGTCGGCAGTTATCTCGTTAGGGCCAGCGGGGCCTTGTTCTCCCTTGGCTCCCGTGTCGCCCTTCGCGCCGGGGTCGCCCTTTGGGCCCGTGTCGCCTTTAGGGCCAGTGGGGCCTTGCTCTCCTTTTGCGCCCTGCAAGGGGCCGTTGTTTACCCACTTGGAATTTACGCCGTCCCAGATATATATATCATACGGTTCGCCCGCGCCCACGCCGTAAGCGTCGCCAGCGGAGGGGTTAGATACTCCGGCTTGTAATGCGGAGAGGGAAGCGTAATAGCCCAACACGGCAAATCCTTCGCCCGTATCGCCCTTGGCTCCCTGTGCGCCCTGTGGCCCCCTTATATTGACTGTGGCGGGGTTTTCCAGCCCGCCGTCATTACTCCACGATAAATCGCCGTCAGCGGTCACAGAGGGCGTATAGTGCGCTCCTGCGGGGCCTCGTTCGCCCGTGGCTCCCGTGTCCCCTTTGGGGCCCGTTTCTCCCTTGTCTCCGGGGTCGCCTTTAGGCCCTTGGATACCCTGTTCACCTTTGGGGCCAGCGGGGCCCGTTTCTCCTGCGGCTCCCGTGTCGCCTTTATCGCCTTTCTTGCCTTCGGGGCCTTGGGGACCGACGGGGCCGGGAGTGCCGTCCTGCCACGCCGAGCCGCTTGCGGTTCGAGTGAGTACCTGCCCCGGCGTTCCGCCCGCCGGCAATCCCCCGCCACCGGAACCGCCGCCACTCTGCGCCGCCTCGTTTATGGCCGCTACAAGGGTATTCTTGTCCGCGGTGGCCAGATCGTCCATGTCGCCGATTTTTGCAAGGAGTTGTTCGTACTGCGTCAGGGATATATCCGGCAGTTCGCCATCCGCAGCGCCGAACGGCAGTACGTCAAACCATACCGGGCCCGCCGTCACGCGGCTGTCGGCCTTTATGCCGGATAGTTTCAGTTCCCAGCGTCCTGCAGTGAGGTTTATTCCCTGCGCTGCAGTGATTTCGCCACTTGTGAGTTCCGCGGTTATGGTCTTATCTCCGCATACAAAATAGGCCGTGATAACGCGGCCCTTCCAGTCGGCGTCAAACGCAAATTTTGCAGTCAGATAGTTTATGCTGTCCGCCACCACAAGTGGTGTACGCAGTATAAGCCTCTGCCCGCGTATAATGCCTGTAAGCATAGTCGCCCTCCTACAGTTTGTATTCTATGACATAAGTGCCGGATATTTTATTCACTTTTACCCGGTCGCCCGCTTTCAATGAGAGCGCGGCGTTATATTTATAGCGTTTCTGCGTAGCGGTAGTTTCTCCGTCAAATTTGAGCGTGGCTTTGCCGCCGGATACTGCCACCACGGTGGCAAATTTCGCCGCTGATGGCCTGCGCTTTTGTAAAAACAGTGCTTCCTGCTCCTGATATATCACACGAACACCACCTTTTTTGCCTGATGCTCCATGAGGGCGCCAGGGCGTATCTCTATTTTCCAGTCGGTTTCTTCGTATACGCCTACCAGCTCCCCGTTGTACAGTCCGATAACATCTCCTACGCCATGGGCCGGGTTTATGGCCGTGTAAAATTTGATTTTTTGCGTTGCAAACATGGATTTTACAGCAAGATTATCCGCGTATTTTTGCAGCGCCGTCTGGCTTGCTATATTATCCAGTTCAACCGGCGTCGCCAATATGCGCCGCCCCCTGCGTACCGTGGACAAAGCGGAGATCATGCTGTCATTTATGCCCGTTGCGGTCATGGGGTTGTCATAGTCAGGGTTAGATACGTTGACGACGAAAACGTTGGGGGCCTCATATATGTCCATTTCCTCTGTGTATTCCGGGGCGATAATACTATATTCGTCGTCCCGATACTCCCGGTCTATGTTGGAGCTGGACGGGGCCTCGTACCTTTCAAGGCGGGCCACCCCATCAAAATCAAACCAAACATCCGAAAAGTTTATCTCGGACAGCAGCGCATTGATGATGGTGAGATATTCCGTTCCTATTTCCCAATCCTCACGGTCTGTGGCAAGAGTGTCCTCGCAATCGTCCATCCGTATACGCGGTATTCCGGCGTCCCGGATAAGGCTCTGTATCGCAGTCATATATGGCGTTCCCGCTGCAATATAGTGCCGGGATTCGGTTTTGGTTTGTTTGAGCCTCAGCGCGCGGTCGTATGCCTCTATGGTGTCCTCATTCTTGCCGTATTTCGTGTGTTTTGTGGTCAGCGTGCCCACCATGTATATGCCGAGAGGATACTCTATGCCGTCCTTGATGTAATACGGCCTTATTTCATCGTTTAGATAATCCACATTGTCGTTATGCTCGAACACGCCGTACATGGAGGTCTTTATTTCGCCGTCAGTAGTCATGGTGACGGTGGGGTAGCTATCCCCCACCGCTGCCAGATTGTGCTCTGTAGCAGCCCCGTTGCGTATCACCTCAAAGCGGCTGGCTACTACGCTCATCGTATCAATCATACTCGATCCTCTCATTGTTGTCCGTCTGCTGTATGCTGCACGAAAATGCCCTGAAAAACTGGTCTACGCTCAGTTCGAAGCCCATCAGCGGGCCGGTGCACAGGCAGCCGTGCTGATCTCTGTATATCACGGTCTTGCCCAGCAGCCCCTCAAAAGCCGCTGCCTGCGCCGCATCGTTAAAAGCAGCGTTAAAACTGTATATTTTGGTTATTTGCTGCGAGGTCTCAGCCACGGGATACCGCCGCCCGGCGTAAAACTGATACGCTACACCCTGATACGCCGACACGCCCAGCGGGCTATTCTGCGCGGTGGAATATTCCAGCCGCAACCATTGCATTTCACCCAGCGCCGCTATCTCCGGCGCGTCTACCGAAAGTGTGACCGTGACCTCATTGGACATGGAGTAACTGTCTCCAGCAACGCCGCGCACTTTATATTTGTGCGTCCCTATGGCCATTTGGTCGGAGTATGTGTGTGCCGTGGTTTTTGCTATTGGTATGTCATCGCGGTAAATATAGTAAGTTTTGTGATCCGTTTCTGTCCATGCAAGGGCCGCTTTTTCGCCGCCCGCGGCAAAAAGTGTTATTGGCGCGCCCGGGGTGTTGGCAACGGTAAATTCAGCCGTTCCCCAATCGCTCCAAAGGCCATATTCGTTTTGTATCCGCACCGCGGCTATGTGCGCGCCATCATTCAGGTATTCTTTAACCTTATACTGCCCGTCAGTGCTGTAAGCGGTGCGGAGCACCGCATCGTCTACCTTCACCTGATAAGCAAGCTGCCCTTCGCCTGTCCACGTTATCACCGGCCTCGGGCTTGCCGTTGCGGCTACCGTCGGTGTGGATGGTTTGCCCTGAGCCGTAAACGATACTTCCGTGCTCCATGCGGATACGGCATCATAAATATTAGTGCAGCGCACACGCCAGTATACGGTTCCCGCAACTAAGGTGTTCGGCGGTATGTCGGCGTATGTGTTTGCCGTTTCTCCTGTTTGCAGCTCCGTCCATTCTGTATGTGACGTGTCTTTGTATTGCAGTTCGTATTTTTTCTGTGGGATGCTGTTTTCGCTCTTGTACGTCCACTCGAACCTTACGGTCTCCCAGCTTCCGGCGTATGTGTTTTTTGGTTTTTTCGCCGTTGCGGTTATTTTATCGTTTGGGAACAGGCCCTTTATGCAGTAGCTGCCATCGGAGTTTTGGGCATCCTCCAGTTGTGTTGATTGAGGGATTATAAAAGCGGAGACAACGCCGCGAGAAGCGGATGGTTCGTTGTAGTAGTCGGTGCCATCGGCGTAGACGCGGCGCGAGCGGGAGGTATCGTAGCGCGACGAGAGCCACCAGCCTTCAGCCGAGCCTTTATAAGTTTTGATTCGGTTGGCGTCGCTGTTGTAGCGTTGGAGAGCTTTGCCCTCAGTAACGCCGTTATTCGCCCCGAAGCCCGCCATGGTATAGGTCATGGCAAACATTTTGCGGGTTATGCTGCCGCTGCCTTCGAGCGTGAAGGTGACGTTCATCATTTTCTCGCGCAGCGTTTGCGGGAAGCTGTTAAAAATCGTGGTTTTTATTAGGTTGTCCAGCGTCCCGTCCGGGTAGATTGCAGAATTTCCAAACTGCGAAGTTTCGTATATTTTTTTATATACCAGCACCGTTCCGCCGGATACGAGGTTGTCTTTGTCCGCTATCTCGCATAGCCTGTTTTCTTCAGTGCCTACCGGGATAAGTATTGTTGCCCCCAGCGGCAAGTCTGCCAATGTCGCCATATTACCCTCCGTATCCCATCCGCACGCTGCGGCGGTAGTTGTTCGCCATGTCAATGAGTTTTTGTATGTCGCTTATCTGCGACATATCAACTCTGATATTAAATATGTCGCCGCCCACGCCGCGGCTCTCCTGGTTGGTGAGCACCTGGCTTCCCCTTGGGAGATTGACCAGCTCCGGGCCGTTTTCGCCCACCCAAGTCAGGCCGCCGCGCCAGTTGTCGGTGCCAGCGGCGTTATGCGCCACGCTGCCCATCCAACGCCCGAAGCTGCTGTCTGTGCCGTTAAAGACGTTGGCTATGCTCTGTATATTCGAGGTGTCAAATCTCTTCTGCCCGAAGGAGAAAAGATAATCCAGCGTGTCTGTAAGCGCTCCCACAGCGTTTACGACCACCTTCACCGCGTCCGCGAACAGGGCCAGTACGCCGCCAATCGCCTGGAATACCGGCTTTAGCAGGTTGAGTATATCCAGCACCGGCTCTAACGCCTGTAACAGGTTGCCCGCCAGTTCGATGATTGTGCCGAAAAGGTCAACCAGCCCCGTATCCGCCGCAAACTCCGCAAATTGCATCGCAAGGTCGCCCACGATCTGTATTACCTGTTCGAGGGCCGGTGCAAAAGCAGCCGCAACTTTGCTTTTCGCGGCTTCCATTTTTGCCTCGAACATTCCGAGCGAATCGCTGAGAGAGGCCAGCTTTTGTATGTCCTCGTCCTTCACGATGGGCGCTGCCGAGGCTACCTGTTCTATTGCCCTGCCGTATTTTTCAAGCATGGGGATAACGGCTTCTTCGCCGGTCGTTCCCAGCAGTTTTGAGGCTATTGCATTTCTATCGGTTACGTCGGACATCTGTGCCAGAGCGCTGTATACCTCCGTAAAAAGCTGTGCCTGTGATTTCATCGTGCCGTCGGTGTTTGTCACCGATACGCCGAGGCGGTCGAACATTTCCGCCGCTTCGCCGGAGCCGCTGGCGGCGTCCTGTGCTTTCTCTGCAAGGGCGGAAAGGTCTCCCTTAGCCTGATCCATCGAGTAACCCACGGACTGCATGACATAATCGAGCTGCTGATATGATTCGGTGGACATGCCAAGCTGAGATGAACCGCTCTCGATTTCTTTGGCCCATTCTGCCTGCTGCACCGTCAAGTCGATAAGCGCTTTTTCTACCACCACTATCGCGGCGGCTACCGCCGCAAACGTGCCTATCAGCGCCATGGATTGACCGTCTATCTTCACCATCCCGTCGAGGGTTCCCTTGATGTTGTCCGGCAGGCTTATTCCAAATTTGCTGCCCAGTTCGTCGAGCGCATCGCCCAGCCCCTTGCTGTTGTCCCCCGCATTATCAGCCCCATCGCCGTACTCTTTCAAGGCTTCCGTGTTGTTTTTCAGCTCTTTTTCGGCTTTTATGAGCGCCGTTTCGGTGTCGTTCACGGCCTTTTTCATGCGCATCGTGCGTTCGTCGGCCTCGCCATAGGCCGCGCCCACCTTCTTTAGCCACTCTTCCTGCAATTCCAGTTTGTCTTTCAGGTTCAACACGCTTTCGTCGAGGTTTTTGTTTTTTGCGTTCAACGCCTCGGCGGAATCGGCATTATCCTCAAACTGCGCCGCCAGCTTTTTTGATTCCGATTGCAGCACTTTCATGCCATTATCTATGCTTTTCAGTGCTTCTTTATATTCCTTTTCCCCTTCGGCTATAAATTTCGTTCTTATGTTCGGCATTTACGCACCTCCCAAAAATGCGGATAGGCTTTTAGTTTCCTCCTGCGTTATGCCCTGCATTTTTGCATATTCTTTGATTATTCTTGCTATCCTGTACGGCGTGGCCGTTTTCCAGAATTCCCTTTCACTCAGTCCGAATCGTATCACCCATACCGTAAGATACCACGCGAAATTTATGGGTTCGTCTTCCGCGTGGTTTTCGCGTTTTTTGGTTCCGCTTCCTCATCGCCGCGAAGCGCCGCTGCAGTCAGTTCCATCACGAGCGACGTTACGCCCGAAAGCTGTGAGGGCGGTATGAGCCGCCCCACTTGCTTCACGGTATAAGACTTGTCGGAGCCCTCGCTGTCAAGATAGTCGTTTATCATGGCAGTCAAAAAGCACACGATTGTCTTTGTCGTAGCGCTCCTGAGCGCTTTTGATATATTGCCGTCAAACATTTCCTGCACGTCCGCCAGCACATTCATGTTGCAGCAGAGGGTCATTTCCTGTCCGTCAAAGGTGTATTTTGCGGTTTTCAGTCTTATATCCATGCCGTTCTCCTTTTATGACGCGCCGAAGCACTTGTTTATCCACGCTACCGCATCGCTTTCGCTTGCCAGTGTTGCAGTCTCCATGATACTCTTGTCCTCGCTGTCATCTGCTAAAAACTCGCCCGTGGTCGTGGGAGTCTGGAAGGTGATGCTGTCGCCTTTTGTGGCGTATACATAGCCGGGTGCGCCAAAAAGCACCTTGTACACAAAGACGGCGGTGTATTTGTCCGTGCCGTCAATAGCGTCCGGGGCGTAAAAGCCCATGCCGACATACTTCGCAATGTCCTTCGCAGTGGCTTTAAGGCTCTTTTGTGAGGTGTTTGTTCCTACGTTGCGCGTATTTTCGCTCATGCCAAAAAGCAGTTTCTGTGCCGCGTCGGTGATGTATTTCACTCCAACGCTGGCAGTGCCGCCGGTTATGAGTTTCTTGTACTCGGCAAGGCGGCTCTCGGCGTACAGTCTGCCCTCGGCAGCGGTCAGGTTCAGCTCCACGCTCATGGCATCGCCCATACTTATGGGCGTTTCATAAGTGATAGTGCCCTCGGTGTTTATATATTTGCCGATTTTTATTCCTCTGAGATCAAAAGTAGGCATTTAATCCAATCCTTTCTGCTTAAAAAATAGGTTTACCTTTTGGTTCAAAATTTCCTCAAATTTCTTTACTGCGCGTTCCTCGGCTATTGTCCAGAAACGGGAACCGGGGTCGTTAGAGCGCCCATAGTTGCGGCTGAATGCCACTTGCCCATTGGACGCGCCGCTGTCGTTTTTCCCTGTGGGCTTCACCATAACATAGCGGGAGCCGTCCTTATCCTTGCCTTTTGATTTTTTGATAGAGCGTAGCAGAGAGCCGGTACGATATTCGCCATACTGATATATGGCCCGTTCGATTTCCTGTTTTGCATAGTCTGCGCCATCGTTCATCAGTTCGTCGTTTAGTTCGTCTATGCCGTCCCTTACGCCTTTTAGGGCCGCCTCCACCTCATCAAATCCGGAAAACTCAACGTTAGCCATATATCCCTCCTACGCCCACCGCGGTCATGGCAATGTGGTACAGTCCCGTGTCCACTTCGTATATTTCCGCGTCCACAGTGCAACTCCAGCCTGCCGCAGCGAGCCTGCCCTTGATATCCTTTATAGCCAGCTCGAACGGGGGAGTGTCGGTGTAGTAATCCACAGAGTACATCACGCCCGTTTCCTTTTCTGCGCCCTCTGCGTATAGCGTCCCGATCTGGCCCATGCACTGATACGTGATATAGCTGCGCTGGTCGCCCATGTAGGGCGGGTGGCATACGGTGTATCCATCCTTGAGTATCTCCGCTATGGTCATGCCGTCACCACCCTCTGAGCCTTAATCTCCAAAAATTCCCGGCGGTCGCCTATGTTGTCTATGCTGATGATCTCGTAAGGCTCGGCATCCCGCTCATGCCATATGCGGCACTCGACGGTCACAAGGGGCGAGTAGCGCATGGTTATGGTCGCGGGCTGCCGCAAGTGCAGTTCTTCCGCCTGATATACCTCCGTACCGTGGGCATTCACCCACTTGCACCACACGGGGCCGGGGAAAACATTTTTAAAGTTTTCCGCGCTGAATCCGGCTTTGATGCTGTATTCCGGCGCTTTTATGGTGATTTTCGTTCGCATTTCGCCTGCTCCGGCTTTAATTGCCATCAAAACCACCAGCCTTTATATTGATTCAGCATCGCGCGAACCGCTATGTCTATCTCGGTCGTAGAACCCTGTATCACAGCCTCCCGGTTGGTGTACCAATGGCCTATGAGCAGGAGCATGGCCTGTCGCACAAGGTAGGGTGTCTCCTCGTATCCTGCGGTGTAGGTTATGACTGCGCCGGGCTTGTTTACCGTCACGGTGCCGCGGCGCACGTCTGCGGTATACTCCACCGCCTCGCCGCCCACTGTAACGCTGTCCACGCTTATCACGGGGCCACGCGGGAGTGTCACAGTGCCGCTCACCTCCGGGTAAGCGGTTATGGACTGCTCCGCAAATGACTTCCCGCAATAGTTCTCGCAATATTCGCGGGCCGCGCTTATGAGAGGAGCTATTATATCCTTGTCCTCGCTGGTATCGCCGGGGTTATTCCGCAGATGCAGTTTTACCTCTTCGAGGCTTAGCGGTTCCACTGCTGGGGGTTGTCTTGTTATTACCATTGTCGGCCTCCATGGCTATGGCGTAACAGCCCCTGATGAGCTGCCGCGCCGTTGCCTCGTCTATGTCAATGATGGAGCCGGGCGGGGTTACTCCCTCCGGCCCGGCTGCTAAGGTCAACATTTTGATTTTCATCAGCTCGCCTTCATCTTCAGGCGGCTGAACGCCTCGCCCACTACGGGTGCGCCGTCGCCATAGTACTCGACAACGTAGCCTATCTCGTTGTTGACGGCGTACAGCTCGTTAAGCACCTGTATGTAGAGGCCATCGCTGTCGCATACCCAATAGCCGGTTTTAAAGTCGCCGTATACTGCCACGTACTTGCCCGCGGCTACGGCGTTAGGCGCGTACTCGGACATATACACGGGAGCGCCCAGCAGCATATCAGGCTGTCCTGCCTGCACGGAGGGCTGCCATATATACTGGCCGTCGCTGTCCTTGAGCTTTGCGATCATCTTGCAGAGGTCGCGGTGCATTACCCAGGAGGCCCCGCGCATATACTGGCCCTTCACGCCGTATTTGCACTCTATCAGGTCGTCGGTGGCCACGGCGGTGGCGGAAGCGGCGGTAACGTCGCGCCCGGTGGCTATGCCGCTGTCAGAGGCGGTAAAGATGCCCAAAGGCTGGTTAGTGCCCGTTCCGCTCATAAAGGCGTTTTCCTGCGCCGCCTCGATCTTGTACAATATGCGGTCAAGCACGGTCTGATCAGGGCTGGGCGCGTGGCGCATGAGGGTCTTGGATATCTTAATCAGTTTGGCAAGGCGCTGGGGCTTAAATTCGCGGCGGCCGAAGGCGATGGTCGCCTCTTCGGGGGCTGCCGCCACCTCGGTTGTCCATGCCACATCAGACGCATCGGTAGTCAGGCTGGGATACCCAAGGCTCTGTGCCTGACCTATGGGGCCCACAACGTTGCATATCTGGCGCATAAACATGTCATTTTTGAGCCCGGCTATGAGCTGGTTGACAAATTCCACGGGTGCGGTCAGATAACCGGCGGTAGCGTTTGTGCCAAGGGTCATGGTGGTGTTTTTGTACCTGGTTATGGACTCGGAATCGCCCTGCAGTGCACGGGCAAATACTTTAATGTGCTCGTCCTTTTTGTCGCCCAGCTTGTCGATCACTTCACCGGCGGCGCGTTCCCGCTCGAGCTGCTTCTGCTCGCGGATTATGTTGGCGTTGAGCGCGTCAAACTCCTTTTCGAGCCGGTTATAGGTCTCGGTGGATTCCGCGTCCATCACGCCGTCTTCAAATTTGTTCATTATTTCGCGCATCTGGGTTGCGGCATTTGCGCGATCCTGCATCATTTCGTAGAGTTTCTTCATCGGTTACTTATACCTCCAAAATTTTTAGTTTAGTCGCTCTGAATCTCTTGCGCTGCTCCTGCAGTGCGGTGTTTATATCTGCTGCGGGCTGGATTGCTCCCCCGTTGTCAGGCTCCCTGTTTTCCAGCGGTTCCTTCGGCGCGTGCTTGTACAGCGCAAACCACTTTTCGGTATCCGTGCAAGCCGCGACCTTTTTGTTTTCGATGAGTTCGTTTACAAAGCCCATATTAAGCGCTTCGGTGCCGCTCATCCACGTTTCTGCTGTCATAAGGGCGGATATCTCGTCCTTCTCCTTGCCGGTGCGGGCGGCGTATATGCCCGCTATCTGGTCGTTGATACGGTCGAGCTCGTCGGCGGTCCTGCGTAAGTCCTCCGCCCCGCCGCCGGTGTATGTCCATGCATTATGTATCATCAACGTGGCATTTTCGGGCATTTTGATGGTATCGCCCGCCATGGCAACCACTGATGCGGCGGAGGCGGCGAGGCCGTCTATATGCACGTTTTTTGTCGCCGGGTGGCGGTTGAGGATGTTGTACAGGCTAAATCCCGCAAAGATGTCCCCGCCAGGGCTGTTGATATACACATCAAGGGTGGATATATCCCCCAGCGCCGCCAATTCTTTTTGAAATTGCGCAGGGGTTATTTCGTCGCCCCACCATGACGTATCGCTGATCTCTCCGTACAAAAAAAGCTCGCCGGCATTGCCGAGAGCTTTAAACTCCCAAAATTTATTCATTTTTCAGGGGCGCTCCTTTCGCTTGCGCGCTTTTAGGCGCGTTGAGTTTTGCGTTTTCCAGCGGCAGCATGTTGCCGTTGATAAAGTATATCTTTCCCAGCCCATCGGGTATGGGGTTCATATCCTCCAGCTCGCGGATATCGTCCGCGTTCATCACACCATTCTGCCGCATTGTGTTGTAATAGCTCGTTCGGGTGGCGGTATCGCCGCGTAGCAGACTGTTTGTATTAAACTTAAAATAATACTTCGCCTGCTCCGCCTCGCTCAACAGGTCACGGTAAAGGGCCTGCTCTATACGCACGGATAGGGGATTTATGCAGTCACGTACAAACTCGGCGCTCTGCTGCTCAATATTTGAAAAAGTGGCTTTTTCCAGATCCATGCACATGTGTGGGGGTACGCCAAAAATGCGGCATATCTCGGTTACTGCCCATTTGCGGCTATCAAGGAGCTGTGTCTTTGACATGTCCCTGTCCCACGGCTGCGCCGTGGAGCCGTTTTCCAGAAACATCCATTTCCCGGCGTTTTCTACGCCGCCGTAGTTGCTCTGGAAGTCCTTTTTGAAGCGCTCGTATGCCGTATCGGAGAGTTGCCCCGGATAGGTTATATAACCGCCGGGGGAAGTACCAGAAAAGCCCCTTTGCGCGTATTGTGTCATGCTGTTATTCAGTCCCAGTACGCTTGCGGCTATGGTCATCGGGTCTTCCGGCGTGCGGTCGCCAAATCTAAAACCGGGGATAAAGACAAAATCGCCCTCCCGGAGCGTTTCTGTTATGCCGTCATAGGTGACGTATATATACTGTTCCCCGTTTTCCCGGTTGGTGTACACTTCCGAGCAGCAGGAGGTGGGCAGATTTTTGAGGTGTCGCACAAAGCCGTATCTGTCCCGCACTATGCGGAGATAACCGCCGCGAGTGAGCAGCATGTTTGCCACAAGCATCTGCATAAGCTCATACGCCGTGGTGGTGCGGTTGGGCAGCACATACAACAGCTTATACAGGGGATGATCCCGTGCCTTTTGTTTGCCCTCCCCGGTATTTTTGTACATGTGCAGGGGCAACGCCGCCATGGTCTTGCTTATCAGGTCAACACACCTGAATACCGCCGCGACCTGCAGCGCCCCCTCTGCGCTTATGGCGTAACCCTGCCCTGCAAGGTACATCTGCCATGCGCTATCATCTGATACGGAGGGCAGTGTTTTAACGTCCGCCGCCCGTATTTCGTATGTTTTGCCAAAAAGTTTAAATCTCTTCACTGTTTACCTCACACTATTCTCAGGCCGCGGTGCTCGTATACGCTGCGCTTGGGTTCCAGTTTTACCGCCGCCGCCATCGCGTCTATCAGGGCGCACATCGGGTCTATCCGCTCTATGCTCCGGTTTTTCATGGGTTTTATGTTCTCGTTGCCGTCCTGGGCTACTACTACATTGCCAAAAGACCAGCGCCCGCATGGGTTTTTTTCGTGTGTCATTTCGCCTTCGCGTAGGAGCCGCTCAAGTTCTTTCATCGCGGGCGACATACCGCCCATGGTCTGCGGTATGGTGATTATCTTTTGTGCCGCAACCTCCTGCTGCATAAGCGGTCGCAGAGAATCTATGCGCCACTCGTCCGCCGCGATATATTTGACGTTATAATCCAGCATGAGCTTGTCGAGATAGTTTGCGATATAAGCGTAATCCACGCAATTTCCTGGGGTTGCGTGCATGTGCCCTGCCTGCACCCATTTGCCAAAGGGCACATGATCCCGGTGCTCCCGTTCTCGCATGTTTTCTTCCGGTATCCATGCGTCCACAAAAAATCGCCACTCCGTTTCTTCCGGCAGCGGCGGGAAAAGTACCGCAACGGCGGTCAGGTCGGTAGTGCTGGATAGGTCTATACCCACATAGCAGGGCCGCCCCAGCATGTCGGCTTTATGCCAGTCCCCGGCGGTATCGTCCCACAGGGTGACGGGCAACCAGCCGGTGCGTTTGAGAGATATCCACTGGTTGAGTCGGAGCCAGCGGAAGAGTTTCTCCGCCGCAGGGCTGTTTCTGGCTTTTATTGCCTCGCTGCGTACATTCTCAGTTTTGATAGATATACCCAGTGATGGATTTGCCTTATACCAGTTAGCTTCGTTGTATATATCTGCGTCCTCGGGGACGGTGTAAATTTTAGCGTAAAATGCCGGATCTGTCAGTTCGCCGCTCAATACTTTTGTTGCTATCTCGTGCTGCTCCCAGCCCACGCTCTTGCGGTCGGGATCGTCGCCTGCGGTGGTTATGCACCATATTAGCTGTTCACTCCGCGCGGCGCCTGTGCCAAACGTCAGCACATCCCACAAATCCCTTTTAGGGTGAGCGTGCAGTTCGTCTACTATGACCACAGAGGGGTTAAGGCCGTGCTTTGTCGCCGCCTCTGCCGAGAGTACTTTAAAGCGGCTATGTGTGCGGAGATTAAGCATTTCCTTTGTACTGTCCCGGATTTTGATTATTTTGGACAGCACTCTGCTTTGCTCCACCATGCTCTTCGCGGCGTTAAAGGCTATCGACGCCTGATTTCTGTCCGCCGCGCCGCAGTATATCTCGCCGCCCGGCGCATCCATGACCAGATGGTATAGGCTCAATGCTGCTATCAGTTCCGTCTTGCCGTTTTTCTTGGCAATCTCCAGATATGCCATGCGGTATTGCCGCACGCCCTCGGCGGTCACGGTGCCGTATACGGAGTTTATGACCTCTATCTGCCATGGTAAAAGCACAAAGGGTTTGCCGTAAAAATCGCCGGTATGTTTGAGCGCTTGTACAAACTCGATAACTTCGAGCGCCTTGCCCGTGTTAACCACCGTACTTGTTCAGGTACGCCGCCATCGGGTCGCTCTCTGTGGCCTTTTTGGCTGCCGCTACTCCCATCCGGGCACGGCCTACCGGCGACAAGCACAGTTGCTCGGCGTATTTTATGATATTCTGCCCTTCCCGGCGCATGATAGCAATATATGGGTTTTCCGTCGGCTTGCCGTCCGCCGCCCGGTATATAAGCGGGCCGGTTTGATACTCCGCCTCGGCCTTTTGGTATATCGCCACGCTCTCGCAGTAGGCTGTAAGGGCGGATATGTCCAGATCGTTAATTATCGGAGTGTCGAGCTGGCGGTAGAGCTTTACCACCCTTTTCCATTCCTTCTTCGCCTCCGGGGACAGGCTTTTGGGTGGTTTTAATTTGTCGGAGCAGCCGGTAGGTTCGCCATTCTCCCGGTTTTCCATTGTGTCTTTAGTGTGCCGGTTTTTGCCGTTATCGACGAGCTTTAACGGCCTCGGCTTTCTTCCTGTCGGCATAGGTCCCTCCTTTCTCAAATTCTGTATTTGCCTATGATTTTTTTGTGTCCTTTGACGCTGTTGCAATGTATGCAGGCGGGCTGGTGATTGGCGGTATCCCAAAAGCGCGGGTCGCCCGGCCCGTCAGGCGGGTCTATGTGATCCACGCACCGCGCCACCATAGTGCAGCCATCATCCAGCCGCAAGGCGCAGAGTTGATGTTCCGGTGCCGACAAATACCAGCGGGAGTATTTGCTCCATCGGGCATCATATCCGCGCTGCCGGGAGCTACCCCGCCGCTCGTCCTGGGCGTGTATCTGCTCCTGCTGCCGCAGTTCGCCCGCCGTCCGGTGCTCATCGCAGTATCGTCCGGCGGTCAGCGCATTACATCCAGGGTACTGGCAAAAATGTAGGGCTCGGCTTGCCATATTGCCGCTCATCTCCCTCAAAATGCTCAAGGGCCGCTCTTCGCAGCCCTTTTGATGGTATTATTATAGCACATAAAGAGTGTGGGAAAGTGTTGAGTTTTATTTATCTCGTTTCACAATAGGTTTTGGTTTTATGATGCGCGGTGCGGTTCCCGCATCAAAAGTTTTTGCCTTATTATTTTAGTTTGTTTATCTTTTCGGTTGACTTTTCAACCTCATAGGCTTATAATATAGACATAACAAGAGAGGAGATAAAAACAATGAAGTACGAAGTAACATTTTCTTGCGGTCACACTCACACCATCGATATCTACGGTTCTGCTGCCGAGCGTGAGCGTAAAGTAAAGTGGTATGAGGCGGAAGCGGTTTGCCCCGATTGTTATAAGGCCCAGAAAGATGCCGAAGCCGCCGAAGGGTGCAATGCAGTCGAGATGAGCTACAGCGAGTATAAAACCAATTATGCTAACTGCAAAACCAAGCTTAATAGCTACAACAAGGAGACTAAAACCATCGTGGTATATGTACCGCAGACCGAAGATGAGGCTATTGAGGCCGCTAAAAAGGCATATATCACCTGGGCGAATACTCCGGGCGACATGATCCTTGCGAACCGGGCAGAGTATATAGCCATACATCACAAATATGTGGCCGCGTGGAGACACGCGACGCTGGATTTCAGCCGCGAGGCGGGGGACAAACTGGCGAATTGGGAAACGGAGTATAACTATAATCACGGTTTAGAATTTAGCATATAATTAAAGGAGAATATGAAAATGGTACATTACAGCACGTATGACGAGGCAGCGGAAAATTGCCGTGGTGATGAGGTTGTGGTTGAGGTTGACGGCGGCTGGGCTGTTATGCCCGTAACTGATTATCGCGTCTGGGTCATGCAGGATTAACGGAGGTGAGCACATGACAGACAACACAGTTAAGGCCCTGGGCCGGGCGTATGGTATAATGGCGGCGCAGCTCCCCGACATCATCGGGGCGCGCTGCCGGGTGCAGACGGCTAATATGTGGCCCATCCGTGGGCTGGATGAGGGCTTGCGGTATATGATTATTAACCGCAAGCTCACCCCGGAGGTCGATAGAGCCATACGGGACGCGCTGCAAGGCGCAGAGGATATAACCGAGGGCGACCACGCGCTGCCGCTCAACCAACAGGGCATGTGGGAGCTTGCATATATGCAGGGCCGGTGCGCTCCCGTGCTCAGCGACGGCGAGTATTTGCGGGATCAACTCAAGGCCCGTGGCCTGACGTTGGAGCAGGCCGCCGAGGCCTGTGAGGTAAGCAAGGCCGCAGTGCATTCGTGGTGTGCCGGGGTCAAACCGATCCCCCACGCGCGGCGGGAGCTGCTGGCGGCAAAGTTTGGGATAATGATATAAGAGGGCTATGTCAGCCCTCTTATACGGTATTCTCTTTACGCTGCTATTCTGCCTATCAGCCTGTCTACCCCCTGTCTCTCAAGGGTCTTCGCCCAATCAATCGAGACGTGCATTTGCTGCGCTATCCGCTCCCAATATCCCCCTTTTGCCACTCCGTATTTAACGTACCGCAGTCTTATTGCCTCATATTCCAGCGGCGGCAAGCACATCACTTCAAATTCTATCATTCCCACCCAATGGTCGAGATTTTGTAATTCGTCTTCCAGCCGTTTTTTCTTCTTTCGCAGTCTTTTTAATTCCCGCGAAGCTTTTATCACCGTGGCCGGAGTGCTGTCCGACAGCTCGGTACCGTGCGGCAGGCCCGTAATCTGCTGCGGGTGAAGGTCGTATTGCGCTTCGATCTCCTCGTCAACGCTAATTAACAACCGCTCTTTTTCCGTCCTCGTGCGCTCTGCATTACCCCAATACATCAGCAGTCGCCGCACGGCTGCCCGCTCATCTCGCCTTTCCTGCGTTGCTTTTTTCGGATTCAATTTCCGCCTCCTTTTTGGATTAAAAACCGTCGTTTTTGATGTAATTTTACAAATCTTTTCGATGACCAATTTGCCGCCGCCGTTTATTTGTAGTTTTGTTGTTTTGGGGCGCCCCATTGCCGTTCATTTTTGAAGCATCTCAAAAATCGAAAAATTTTTCTTCCTATGGGCCGCCCCGGTACCACGGAGGGTTGATTTAGCTTTTTGATGCCCCCCTCCCCTCTATTTCAGCCTGTTTCCTCCGGCACAGGTTTGCTGTGTTCCCCCACCGGCGGAGTTGCCCCCGAACCCTCCAACGCTTTTCTCTATCATTCATTTCAACACTTCTTTCCGTGCTTATATGGCCTGCCCTTGTTGTAGAGCATTTTTTCTCGTACAATGCCGTCCACATCCAGTCCCTCATGCCCGAACCAGTCCAGTATGCAGATAAGGCAGTCCGCCATCTCGGTAGCTATGCCCTCGGGTTTGTCGTCCTCGTTTGCCCATACCATGGGGCGCCCGGCGCGGTATTCCTCTACCGCCTCGGACAGCTCGCTATGGCAAAGGGCGACAATCTCCAGCAAATTCCGCTCCTCATCCCACCAGCCATGAGCAACGGCGTTTTCGTGTATTTCCTGCGCCAGCTTGTACAGCGGCTCCTCGTTGTTGTGGATCGTTATCATTTTTCTCCCTCCCATATCAGCGGCCTTCCCTCTGCATCTACCATTACGCACACGCCGCCTTGGCGTATGCTCAGGTATTGTATCCCCGTGAGGTTATCGACATATATTCCATACGTCAAACCCGTGTCCAGTGTCCTCAGTCTGTGGTTACTGGCCTCTGCCTTTGTGCACCCGCACAAGGCGAGGGTCAGCAGGGTTAATATTGTTATTGCTATTACTCGTTTCATTTTTCCTCCTTCGGCGGTCTGTCCTTTACGTTAATCCATTGCCGTTCCTTGCGCTCTTGCAGGGCAGAAATGGCAATACTGCAAGCAGCAATTATGTGCGGTGTGTCGCTGGAATCCTTAATATGTACTAAGGTTCTTATAGCCATTTCAATCGCTTCTTTATCAGTCATTTGCTTTCCTCCTTCGGCGTTTCTGGCAATGGCATCCACGCAATAACAGGATTACCTTTAAACCATAGTCCTTCAAACTTTTCTATGGGATATACAAGCCCCAGTATGTCGATGTCACTGCTGCCGGCATCGTAGTAATACCACCATTCCGGCAATAATTGTCTCATGCGTATCTCGCCGCGAAAAATCTGTCCATCTTGCAGCAGGATAATCACCGGTTCCTTTTCTTCTGGTAGTCTGTCCCTTACTCTAATCCATTCGTTCATTCGCTTCCTCCTTATCCATTTTCGCCCTACAATTAGGGCAACCTTTTGTGCGTATAATGCTGCAATGACCACATTGAGAGCAATAATATATTCTGATATTGCGATATTTGGGATTGCCCTTGCCATCTACACCCACGTATCGCGAACTCTCATAACTCTGCCACCGCCCATGCACCACCGGGGTAACATCAGCGGCAGGGATTTGCTCGATGTATTGCGTCGGCTCAAGCCCCTTTGCCCATGCGTGTCTTACTGCCAATATTGCTTCTTCGCGGCCTATATATTCTTTACTCATTTGTTTCCTCCGGCTCGCTTACACCACCGAAAATGCCCAAAATCTGTTGGAGCAATTCAATCTGTCCGTTTCTGTGACCATAGCGATACCCGGTTGTATACGTTTCGGCCGCGTCTCCACTGTTCTTGGCTTTTTCAGCAATGAGTGCTTGATACTTGGCCCTTAAATCTACAATTTCCGTTGTATCCAAAACCAAAGCAACATCGGAAACAACCCTGTCAATGGCATTTTCTATCTCCTGATATTCCGAGGGAAATAACTCCACTGCATCACAAGCGGCTTCTATCGCTGCACTTTTGGCTATATATTCTTCATTCATTGTCATTCCTTTCAGTTTGACCACAAGCCATATAGTTGTCCTTTATGCCAACCATGCACTCTGTAGCTTTGACAGATGACAAGTTACAAGCAGCATGAAATCCATTCTCCGAGATAACAACACGGCTGTTCAAACAGGTGTCACATTTACACTCTTTACTCATTACTGCCCCTTTCCTCTACATGGTTCCTTCTAAATGCTCGATTCATGTATCGTTTTGCCCACTTAACCCATTTCTTTGAAACACATATCCAATTTTTTTCATATAGTCGCCACTGAACATCGTGAGGCTTGCCAGATATACGTTTATATGAGGATTTACTCATCGTCATTGCCCCTTTTGCTGGTTCCGTCCTCCCTCCGTTCGCCCTGAGCGCAGTAAAACATCTCATCAACGTCGTTTTTATCATCGTTAAACCACGGCTGGTCGCAGATGCCCCAATCCGGCGCACTACCATCAGCCAGCTCCACTTGGCAAGGATGATAATGTA